AGATAGATACTAGCACATGTAGTTTTGCCTGTTTGTCTAGGCATCATATTAATGTTAAAGCGATAGTTATGATAACTATGCATCAATCCTAACTGATATTCAAACGGATCAAACAAAAGTTTACCTTTTACAGGATGCTGAATATGTGCAAATTTACGTGCAAAATGTAAGTATCCGGTATCAGGATCCATGCAAGCCAGCAAGTCTTCGACTTGCTCGTTTGTATATGTTTCTTGTTTATTGGCTTTTTTAATTAAAACGCCATCTAGTGAAGTTGCCATGTTAATATTTATCCACGAAAATAGCACCCGAAGGTGCTATTTGGGTCCGTTTGCTCAGTCGGTAGAACGTTCTTATTTCTTTTTAAACTGTGGTGGTACTTCGCCTTTTTTAGGCTTGCTACCTTTGCCTTTGCCTGCGTCTTTAGCGGCCTTCTTCATTGGTTCTTTTTTGTCGCCGTCTTTATCGATGTCAAGGAAGTCTGGCTTGCCTTTCTTTTCGTTAAGTGCTGCGTATAAACGATCCTTAATACTTTCAACATTCATTGGATTATCACCACCTGCTGTTGCTGGATATGATTTCTTACTTTTGTGTAAATCGTCACCACTTGGAAGTACTGCGTCTACACCCATATATTCTTCTTCTGGTTCGTTATCGTATTCTTCAACTTCTTCTTCTTGTGCTTCGCCTTGCTGTACTGATTGCAACGCTTGCAATAATTGTGCCATTTGGCCTGCATTATTCATTTGAATATTGATCGATCCGCCTTGATCCATTTGGTCCATTTGACCCATTTCAGGTGGGCATTCTGCAACTGGCTTATCAGCTGCACTCATTGCTCTTAATATATCTGCCATGCTACTCATTGTTTAACTCCCTATTGCGCTTTTGTTATTAGTAGGCTCTTCTAGAGGCTGTTCCATTTTGTAGCCACTATCAGCATCGTCTCTTTCTTTACGTGCTGTTTCTAATTCTTTTAACAAGTTCATTACACGGTTGCCGCCAGCATCTTCTTGTGCAGACTCACCGCCCATGTCTTCTTGTGTTAGTTTTGCTTCGTAAGGACCTTCGTCCTTTTCTTCTTGATATAGCTCTTGTTGTTCTAACGGACTTCTAACAATAATATGACTTGCATCAATTCCGCAGCACTGTCCGATATACTCTTGTAGTGTATCACCTGTTGTTGGATACTGTAGTTCTACTTCGTAATAATGAACATCAATATTTTCTAATTGTGGAAAATCCAATGGACGTTTTTGAATTGGTGTTTTCTTACCTGCTGACATGCTTTTTATAGCATACTTTTGTAAGCATGTTTTTACACTTGCTTCGCAGTTTTCAGGAAGGTCTCCTGCAATACCAATCTTAAAAGGATATACTTTGTGTGTTTCTAGTAAAATATTTTTAAATGTGTTCATTTTTGTTTTCCTGGCTATATGTTATTTATCGTCTTTCATGCCTTTTAACTTCTCTAAAAGGCTGTTACGATCAGTAACAACATATCCGTCTCCTTCTGACATGCCTGCAGGTGATCCAAAACTATCTGCATCTGCTTTTTGTTTCTTTAGTTGTAGCTCAATCATTTTTAATTTTTTGTCCATCTTTGCAACTTTTGCATCAAGATTGGTTTTTAACATTGTGCCTGCAACTTCAAAAACTCTGCCACTGTAACGACTTTCAACATTCATACCCAAGTCCATTAAATCGTCGTATGCTTGCATTGCTTTGTTGGCTACTTCATTTAATTCAGCATCTGCTGCATCGCCTAAGCCTTTAACGCTTGGCAAGGCTGCTGCAATTTTATCTAAGTCTTCAATGTCTCTAAACGATGCCTCCTGTGCTGCAACAGCTTGAGATTTTTTATCCTCAGCTTCTTGAATGAATTCTTTTGCATCTGGCAAGTTTAGTAAATCTTCTAGTTTTTTAGTCATGTTATTATCCGTAATATGCTAGTATTATTTATGTAATAATATTAACCTCTACGTCCTGTATGGAAAATATCGTTTTCTGTTACAATTCTAAATGTAATACCTTGTTGTTTACAATACGCATATGCTGCTGCCCATTTTGCTTGATTTAATACAACGTGTGCTTGATCACGTTTGTTACGTTTTGCTTCTTTCATGCTTGTTTGACTAAAGGGTTTAACCTCAATTAATTCTACATGCTTTTTACCTTTTGCATCAGTATACACCATAAAGAAGTCTGGTACATATATTGTCTGTTTTCCTGTGAATGGATTTCTGTAAGGTATTTTTACAGCTTCACTTGCCCATTTTTCTACACTAGGATGTTCATCACAAAAACGCATAAAAGCAAATTCCCAACTACTACGATATGTAGGTTGTCTATTTGCCATATATTTTTCTGGATTTTTTAGCGTATATTTGCCTTGTGCATACTTGGCCATTATACCATGATATTTCTACTTACTAAGTTATCAGTGTTTGCTGTCTCAGTTGCCTTATATCCTAGTTTGCTTATATTACTTCTATTAGCATTTAAGATAGCAACTATTAAACTTGTTAACTTAACTTTGTCATATCCCTTTAATTGATCAAGTAGTTCCATTACATTTGCATTATCAACTTTTGCTTGTGTTAGTAGTACACTGGCTACACTGGTTGAAGCAAGTGTGTCAAAGCCTCTATTTTTAAAAAAGCCAACTACTGCATCAACTTGATTACTTGGAAAACTTAAACTTTCTTTTTTTGTATTAAGAAATTTTTCTTTTGATAATGATATTGAATCTTGTAAATCTACGTCTATGTTTGAAAAGTCACTCATTTAAAATTCCTTTGGATTTGCATTAGTTACATTTTTATTTGCATTTGACGGAAACTGATTATTACCAATTGCATCAACTACAATATCTTCACCTGCGCCAATTAATTCAGTAGCTAAACTATTGAACGATAAATTTTTTGCATTTCTAAAAGTATTTGCGCCAGTGATTAATGCACCTAGCACATTACCGTTTTGTAAGTTTTGCACAGTAGCACTTGTTCCAGCTAATACACCACCAGTGCCAAAAAAGCTACTAGCACCGCCACCTTCTATACTGTTAGGACTAGGAGCAGTGTCGTAACGTCCTTCACCAAATGTGTTAGGTGCAACCCCGACTTGTGTAAAGTTACGATCCATTATAACTGACTCATAACTAAAACGCATTCTGTTTTCGCTAAAGCTAGTAGCAGATCTTTCTACGCTATTATGGTCCCAACTATCAATTAAAGGATTAATATATGTAAAACTTGTATTTGTCGGTTTGCCATCTTGCGGATGCAATTGAAATACCTGTATACTTTCAAAGAAATTTGCAGTTTTGCCCGGTCTGTCTAAACCAAATCTATTATTGAATACTGCTCCTGAACCGTATCCTGTATTCTTGTTGCCTTCACGCTGGTAAGCTGGATCTTTAATATTAGGCGATGTACCATTGCTTGATACATGCGATGCATCACTATAATAATAATTAAAATAACTTTGCCATAAAAAATTACTAATTCCAGCATTATCGTCAATCCATGTCATATTTGAAGGTTGATAATCTACACTAGTTTGTGTAACTTTTTTTCTATTATATTGATTTATAGTAGCAGTATTAACATTATAAGACGGTAAGTCAACTGCGGAACATAATAAATTTATTTCACGTTTTATAAGATTATTAAATGCACCAAAATTTACCAAATCAATGTTTGGATTAATATTAAGTACAACATGATAGAGATGGTCAAATTTTGGAGCAAGTCTAAAATTTCCATCTACAAAAGTTTTTGAAGCATGTGAGTAGTCGCCGAGATTGCCTTTCGGACTAAGTGCGCCGCTAAACAAATTATCAAAGAAACCATTAAAAGGATTAGCCATATTGTATTTATCCTATTCGTAAACTGCGCATAAAATAAAAGGGAGTATAAGATATACTCCCTCTATTATAATAGCAATCTGTGTTTTAAATATTAGCCGCCACCAGTTACGTTTGTACCTAGTGTTCTTCCAACTGCTGTTCCTACACCAGTATTTTCTGGAGTTTGGATAGCATTGTCATATTGCATGTTTAGTGTAATATTTACTGGCTCATTATTTGCATATGCAAGTGAGTTGTAATTTGCTTCTGTTATAAAGCAACCGTAACATTCCCAAGTTTCTAATACATTTACACCTGTTGCGCCGTTGCCGCCGTCTAAGATTTCAATGCGTGTAACAAACTTATAGTCTTGTCCAGAGTTAGCACTTGCTTGCTCCATAAAGTCGAATTGCTTCTGTAGTTGTTCACCTACTAATTTTTGTACGTTATTGTTAACATCTTCACGTAAGTTAAGTGTTAGTGGTGCCCATGTATGCTTACCAGCTAGGTAAACTTTACTGTTATAAATTGGTATTTCCATGTTTTCGAAAGATACTGTTGGACGGGTAATGTCCATAACTTGTTTTGTAAGTTCAGTTGTCGGCGTCGATACACCGAAGTTTTCTAGTGTTACACGAAAACGATATTGTAGTTTCGGCATCAACAAACCTTGACTGCTTGCGCTGTCGCTTGTTGCTAACGGAACTGTTAATTTTGATAATGATGAGATTGCCATATGTTACTCCTATTCACAAGTATTTATCATTTGTAGGGGATTATTATTAACCCCCTACTTTATGATATTATAACCCGGAAATTTCTCCTGTATTTTTAAGACGTAGCGGAATGTAAATAAATTCTACTGCTTTTACTGGTTCAATAGCAATATCTACATACAGTTCGTTTCTATCAATTCTTGCAGGTGTGTTGTTAGTTTCATCACACACAACCAAGTAGTCAAAGATTGCTCTAAGTCCAATTAGTTCTACCATTAAACTTTCAACCTGTTGTTTGATTTCATCACGGGTGATTTTATCATTTGGTTCAAAGATATATGGTTTTGCAAGTTTCTTAAGTTGACTACGTAAGTATACAGTTAAACGTGCTACATTTACTCTATCTAATGCGCTTGCATTTGCTGCTCTAGTCTTCTGACCAAATACAACAAGTCCTGCGCCGTTGATAAATGTAATTGGGTTTACGCTGTTTGAATATAACGTATCACGCTGTCCTTCGTTAAGTGCAACACTCTGGAATTCGCCTTCTGCGTTAACAAATCCACTTGCTGTTGCGTTAGTTACGCTACCACGTCTTGTACCTGCTGGTGCAAACCACGGATAAGCAACTTGGTCATTTAACGCAATAGTGCGTAGTGCCATATGCGAACTTGGAACAACAACATTATTACCTGCGTTGTCGCTTGTAAATCCACTTGGATAGTAAACACCTAAGTATTCGTCTCTACTTACTAGACCGTTATCATTGTCTTCAACTGCTAGGTTAGCATTGCTTGCCCAGTTTTGTAAATCAGTTGTTTTAGACGCTAATCTAAATGGTGAGTCTCCAACAACAAATGCAGTTAAGCCTCTGTCATTGTTTAGAGTATTCATTTCGCCAATTAGTTCTGGATAACCAGGTGCTGCAATTAAGTTAAACACTCTTGATTCGTCATCACGTATATCATCGTTGTTATTAACTGCTGCTTGTAGAGCTTGAATAATAACTTTACGTTGTGCTTTACGTCCAAATGCGCCACTGCCGTCTACGTTGTTTGCAGACTCAGTTACCCAACGATTAGCATAGTAACCACTCATTGATGCGTCACCTTGTCTTCCGTTAAGTGCTGTAGTGTCAATCCAATCACGCTCGTAACGCTTAACATTAAAGCCGCTTCTACGTGTGTTCCATAAAATCATACCTTTTGGATATAATGCTGGATCTGGAGCGTCTGGGTCTAAGAAGTCGCTTACAACCATTTCAGAAATAGCTCCTGCTGTAGCACTATTTGCACCAGTTGTGTTATAACGAGCATCAGCAAATAGTACACCTGCTTCAGTTGTTTGATCAGTGTTGTCTAGTAGTACCCACTTAGCAGTATCGCCATTGTATTTGTATACTTGCGGATAATTTTCTAAATCTGCTGTACTAATCCAAATGTCTCCATTTTGAATTGCTGTTGCATTATCGCTCTGTTTTGTTGGCGCTGCTGCTGATACAATTGGACCATTTTCGTCTAGTACACTATTTGCACCAACTTGTCCGTCACCTTGGTGATCAAAGTTATTATAGCCAACCCATGTTGTACCGTTATGGATCATAATATCAACTTCATCAATAACACTGCTATACCATAGCGCACCAGTGTCCGGTGTTGCAGTTGGAGCAGTTGCTTTTGCTGTGTATGTTAGTACGTTCCAATTCGATGCCATAAACTCTTTTGGATTTGTACTTACATCAGTACCTGGTCTAAAATAGAAATTCGCAGTCGAAGCTGGATTAGTTGATACAAACGGTGTAAAGATATTATCTAGTGGAGTATTTGTACCTTCAACTAAACGGATCTCACCGCCATTTGCGTGTGACACAACTAATTGATTTTTACTATTTACTGTAGCACTTACATTTGTTAATCCAGCGCCGTTAATTGCGCCTGCTATTACATCAGCATCTGTAGTTGCTGCTGTTGCAGTGAATGTAATAGTTACTGGTGATGACATATTTGCACTACCAGTGATTGATTCGCTAATTGTAAAATCATGCGATGCTGCTGTATATGTACTTGATGTAATTACAGCACTTGTAATACTAGTTGCGCCTGTTGCTTGTCTTACCATAAGTTGTACTGAACCACGCGGACGAGTATCTTCGGCTACGTTTGTTCTTGCATATACTGCACCAGCTGCAATACTTGCTCCGCCGCCAGTTGTATCAATTGATGCAATTGCTGCGTGATTAGTTGCGTGTAATGGTGCTGAAACTGTTGTCCAACTATCTGATGATGCACTATACTGTTTTACACTGTATGCTGCGCCTAGGTTTGGATTAGTTGATTTTAACCAAACACTTCCTGTTGGGCGTGGTGCTGCGTCTCTGCTTTTCCATTCTGGTACACTTGTATGTGGAGCAATAGCATGTTCTGGTGCTCTAAATGTTCCTGGTGTAATACCAAAATCTGTTAGTACACTACTTGTTTCACTTAGTACAACACTTTGTGCGCCTGCTGAGCCATCGTAGAATAAATTTAGTTTATTGCCTGTTGATGTAGCTGATATACCTTCGCCTTGGGCACCAGCATCGCCATTAATATCGCTTACTACTTGGTTTAATGTTGTGCCTGTAGTTGTTACAGTTGTTGGTGTTCCGTCGATTGTAAATACAATGTTACCTGTTCCACTAGGTGTAGAACCTGCTGTACCTGAAGCAAATGCCCAGCTTGCAATCCAAGCATTAGAACCTACTTCAACCCATGTGCCTGAAGCATTTTTATACCACAAACGATTTACGTTTGAAACAGCAACGATAGCATAATCGCCTACTGCGCCTACACTAGTTTTTGGAGTATAATCTGATCCAGCATAATCAACAACTTTTGAAGTGTCAGTAATTACTGTTGGAACTTTGTTTACAAAACTTTGTCCGTTAGTAACAGTAGCAGCTTCGCCGTTCCATTCAAAAATGCCGTATTTTGTATCGTCTGTGTCAAACCACCAAGAACCATCAGCTGGATTTCCTGCAACTTCAGTTGCACTGCCTGTTAATTCTCCAATGTCTGCGTCTGCTCTTACAACATAAGCTCGATTAGCTACGCCAAGATAACTATATGCTGCCTGTAAGCCGTATTCGTTTTGTTCACCTGCGTGAATCATGTTATTACTTGCATCCGAATAAAACAATGCATCGCCAAAAGTTTCTGATAATTCACGTTGTGAACTCATTAAATATACTTTACCTGCGTTTGCTTTTGTTGTACCTGGTGCAATACCAGTGCCGCCTGGATTCTTTTTATTTTGCTTTGTAGCAATGAAAATTAAAGGTGTCGTGCCTGGTTCTGCCGGAGTGTAAAAACTCTCGTCAATAACGCTAACCTGTACACCTGGTGATGTTAATGCCATTCTATGTCTCCTCATGGGTATTTTTGTTGCTAGTAATATTTATCCATACCCTTGTAAAACACCGGTTTTTAGCCGTTATCTAGGAGTTTAATGGTTGACAAAACTACAAAATATGTTAATATAATATTATGAAGAAGAAACTATTAGTAATCGGACATGGGCGACACGGTAAAGATACTGTGTGCGAAATACTACGAGATCAATATAATTATACATTCGAAAGTAGTAGTCAATTTTGTAGTAAACTTTTTATCTATAATGATTTAAAAGACAAGTACAACTATACTAGTGAAGAAGAATGTTATGCAGATAGACACAATCATCGTAAAGAATGGTATGATGCTATTTGCGATTATAATGTAACAGACGGCGCTGCTTTAGGCAGAGAAATGTTTGCCGAATATGATATCTATTGTGGTTTAAGAAACAAAAGAGAATTTTTTGCTATGAAAAATACTTCTGTTTTTGATTATGCTATTTGGGTAGATAGAACAGATCATTTGCCTACAGAATCAAAAGACTCAATGAGTTTAGAACAATGGATGGCAGATTATACTATTGACAATAATGGTACATTAGAAGATTTAGTGTTTAACACTAGGCAATTAATGGATCATATTAGCCAATAACAAAACCGTAGCCAGTGCCACCGGCTATAGCTAATGCAGCTTCTGCTTCTAACTTTTCCATTTCGGCTTGAGCTTCTGCTTTTAAACTTGCACCATTGAGACTTGTACCGCCTTGCGGTCCAGCAATAGTAGCAAACTTTTCTCTTGCTTCACCTAACATATATTTGCAACTTGCAAGTGTATAGTCTTTAATCCATTGCTTTGCTCTATAATCTTCAAGTAGTTGACTATCTGGTCTAAAGTTATAACAAAACATCAAAACTTCTTCAACACTTGTTCTTGGACGTTGTAAGATAGTTAATGCTTTTGTAGTAGAATTCCATGTAAATTCAATAAACGATCCAAACATTCTACCTACTAATTCTTGACGTTGAGCAAACAATTCATAAGATGCTAAACCGCCAACGCCACTAGCTGCTAGTAAGTATGTGTTTGTATATGCAAGATTGAACGGTTCAAACAAACTTCCGCCATCTCCGCCGCCTGTGCGTGATCCAACACTGCGTCTATATATTTGACGAACTTCTTCAATTTCCTGAGGAAGTACATACTCATTTTGATCTTGTACTAACTTAAGAGTTACATAGCTTTCTTCGACACTATGCTCAGTTCGTTGTCTGTATTTTGATAATGCTTTTGTAAGTGCTGCTTCGTAGTGAATTGGATCGAGTTCTACGTCTACCATGCCACCGCCGAGGAATGCATTTACATAGTCAAATACTTCTTGTTTTTGTGTTACTAAATCGGCCATTGATAATCTCCACTAGTATTTATCCTACGGATAAATATACATATGCCACGTTTATCTTTATATAGACCAAATAAAACAAAAGATTATGAATTCTTAGATAAAGTTATCTATGAACAATTTTCAATTGGCGGAACAGATATAAATGTTCACAAATACATTGGTCCTGAAAATCCTAGCGATGCAAACGCAACTGCATCTGAGCCACAATACGATGTAGTAAAAGAAACTAACATACAAGACATGTTGTTCTTAGAAAACAGAGATCGTAAATATGATCCTGATGTTTATAATATGAGAGCAATATATAACGTGTCAGATACCGATTTTAATTTAAGTCAGTTTGGATTGTTTTTACAAAACGACACATTGTTTATGACAATACATATTAATAGCAGTGTTAAAACACTAGGTCGAAAAATATTGTCAGGCGATGTCGTTGAATTTCCGCATTTGATTGACGAATATGCATTAAATGATTATAGCGTAGCATTAAAACGATATTATGTAGTTGAAGACGTAAATCGAGCAGCCGAAGGATTTAGCCAAACTTGGTATCCACATTTGTATCGTGTTAAACTAAAACAAATATACGACGGTCAAGAGTTTAGCGAAATATTAGATTTGCCAGCAGGCGATGATGCAAATAATACACTACGTGATGTACTAAGTACGTTTGAAACAGAAATGCAAATTAACAATGCAGTTGTTGCACAAGCTAATGCAGATTCTGCAAAAAGTGGATATGATACTAGTAACCTTTATACTTTACAAGTTGATAATCAAGGTCGACCTGAATTAGTTACTACTGATACTAACGAGCTTGATGCATCACAAGCTGACTTACTAGCTGATAGAGTTTCTCAAACTCCTGCTAGAGAAGGATATCAAGGATATTTATTAGGTGATAATATTGCTCCAAATGGCGAATCATTTGGAAGCGGTATTCAATTTCCTAATTCTGCACAAACAGGCGATTATTTTTTACGAACAGATATGATGCCAAATAGATTATTTAGATACGATAACAGTCGATGGATTAAAGTCGAAGACGGTGTTAGAATGACACTAAGCAATACTGATACACGCTCAACACTCAAAACTGGGTTTATTAACAATTCAACCACCTCTAATATTGGTGGAGAATCAGTTGTAGAAAAACAAAGTTTATCTAAGGCACTCAAACCGAAGGCAGATAATTAATGCAACATTTTTACGATGGACAGATTCGACGTTATATTACACAATTAGTACGTTTGTGTAGTGGGTTTCAATGGCAAGATAGTAGTGGCGGACTAAGAAGCATACCAGTAAGTTATGGCGATTTAACAAGACAAGTTGCTAATATAATCAAAGAAAACAGTGAAAATAAAATGCCAAGTGTGCCACGTATGGCTGTATATATTACTGGATTAGAACTTGATAGAGAGCGTCTAGCCGATGCTACATATGTTGAAAAAGTTAATATACGTGAAAGAGCTTATGACGAAGCAGGCAATGAATACCTCAATACACAGGGTAAAAATTATACAGTAGAACGCATAATGCCTACACCATATATGTTACGTGTTAATGTTGATATTTGGAGTAGTAATACAGATCAAAAACTCCAAATTATGGAGCAAATACTATCATTGTTTAATCCTAGTCTTGAAATTCAAACTACAGACAATTACATTGATTGGACTAGTTTAACTAGTGTATATTTAGAGCAAATTAGCTTTTCAAATAGAACACAGCCAATTGGAGTTGATAGCGAAATTGATGTTGGTACATTAAGTTTTAGTACACCTATCTTTATATCACCACCAGCTAAAGTTAAAAAACTTGGTGTTATTACACAAGTTGTTGCTAACATATTTGACGAAACACGAGGAACTGTTGACTTAGGTGATACAGTACCTGAACTTAGTGCATATGCCGATACGCCAGTTCCTTTAACTAAAACTACTACTGTAAATAGTGATCCAGAAACAAAAACTGATATCACAGCTAATATTAATTCAAGAGGAACATTATCTGCTACCTATCAAAACTTTGGAGTATACATTACAGGTAATATAGCAAGACTTGTTGACAAAAGAGAAGTAGGAACAACCAATTGGCAAACTGTTATCGAATCATATCCCGGAACGTACACTGCTGGTTTAAGTCAAATACGTTTAAGAACCGAATCAGGAAGTTTTATTGTAGGACAAATTACATTAAATCCTATGGACCAAACACAATTAACAATAACATGGGATAGCGATACACTACCAACAGGCGATATTATCGAAGGGCCTGCTCGTAACAGTAATAGTTATACAAGTTTTGACAAAATTGTTGAGCCACAGAATTACAATCCAACAGACGATAAAGTAGCTGGATTTAGAATACTTTTGCTTGATCCAATTAATACTAGTGAAAACGTTGGCGGCAGTGTTGGCGATACTCCTTATAACTATGCATATGACGGACCCGATGCTTGGAAGAACAACGACGGAACTGATTTTGTAGCAAATGCTAACGATGTTATTGAATGGGACGGCTCTGCTTGGCAAACTGTAATTGATTCAACTGACAGTACAAACGGTATTAATCAGAAGAACTTAGCAACAGGTGTAATTTATACATGGACTGGCACAGATTGGATTAAGGCCTACGAAGGCGAATATTCACATGGTACATGGCTAATACTACTTGACGCATAATTATATGTATGAGCAAGATTATATGTAGCGGTGCGCTATTCTATACATTAGATACTAATCGATTTTTATTCTTACACAGAATACAAAGTAAGAATAAAAACGTTTGGGGTTTAGTTGGTGGAAAAAACGAAAAGCAAGAAACACCGTGGGAAGGGCTACAAAGAGAAGTAGCTGAAGAAATTGGACATGTGCCTGATATTGTAAAACTTATTCCATTAGAAACATTTGTTAGTAACGATGATACTTTTAATTTTCATACATATTTGTGTGTAATCAAAGAAGAATTTATTCCAAAATTAAATGATGAGCACGACGGCTATGCCTGGGCAACTTTTAGTAAATGGCCCAAACCTCTTCATAACGGATTAGCAAATACACTTCGTAGCAAAACTAATCAACAAAAATTACAAACTATTTTTGAACTTATCAAATTCATTGCGTAGCCAATTAAAGTCATTAATTTTTACTAGAGCTTCTAATTTGCCTCTATTAGATTCTCCGTATTTTTTGCCGTGATTAGCACCGTTAATCGCTGCATCGCCGAACTGTTTGTCTTTGCCTCTAGTACACCATGCATTTAATCTAAATTCTGTTTCTTCGTCTAACTGCCCATCAATTGCTCTTGAGGCAAGTTTTACACATTCTCTAAACGCACTACGCCATGTACTAAATTCATCTGTATTAAATTTAGTAATATTACTAATACGATTAATTGTTTTAAACAGTGGACTAATACTAGTTGTCATATCTGGTTTACTAGTATCCATATTTAATGTAAGTTCTCTTGGAAGTAATTTTACAGCACCGTATCCGTATATCAATCCGTTTACTGGATTTTGTGATTTCCATACATGTACAGTTTTTCTACTATCAGGATCGTATGCCGGCACGTAATAATCAAAGTTAAAGTTTTCTACTATTTCGGCATCAGCATCAACAATCCAAATCATATCAGTTTTACACAACTTTGCAGCTTCGATATGTGCAGCATGAATACCTTCAACTCCATGCACACGTTTTGCAAGAGGAAATCTATCAGTTAGTAACTTATAATTATTATCTGCATGTTCTTCGTCTTTGCTAATAAACACAATATCATAAAATGTAGGCGTGCTTGCAACTATATTGTACTCTTTTTTATTGGTTAAGAAACGCATATCAATTTCACGCTGTGTAACTGGACTAGCTTTACTAATTAGACTTATTCCATCTCTAGCATTACCATTTAAAAACACATGATTTGTTTCTCTTTCAAACCATTGATTATGTGTAAAATATAAATCAAATTCAAAATCGTCGCTTACGTTTACTTCTGGTGGAATCATCCAAAACATTTCTGTTGTAGATTTCTTCAGAGCATTTTCATAATCTTTGTATGTGTTAATAACAAACTTTTCGTATTGTACAGGACCACTAGCAATAATATCATGTTCTTTTCGACGTGCAATTAATCTGTGTTCAATTTCTTTTTCAGTTAACGGATTGTGTCTAGTGCATAAGAATAAACCGTTATGATAATCGTTGCCGTCTACTCTGTGTATAAATGTATGATTTATTGTTCTATCATAACTGTTGTGTCTACTATAATATAAACTTAAATCAAAGTCTTCGTTAATTTTAATGTTTGGTGTTGTTGCCCAGAACATTTCTGAAGGAGACGTGTCGTATGCATTAAGATAATCATCATAAGTTTCAATATTGTAAATTGGAAACGGCTTAGGATGGCTTACAATAATGTCGTGTTCTTTTCTATGAGCATACCAACGATGATTAATTTCTTGCTCTGTCACAGGAGAATGTGTTGAAAACAATGCAACTCCGTCCCAGTGTTCTCCATTTTTAAAAATATGTGTAATATTTCTATCGTAGGTATTATCGTGTGTAAAATACAAATCAAATTCAAAATTAATATCAACTTCAACATCACTAGGTATTGCCCAAAACATTTCAGTTTTTGAATTTTGCATTGCATGTAAGTAATCATTATAATTGTTTATAACAAACTTTTGATAGTTTATAGGAAAACTTGCAACATTATCCCAATGCTTTGCTTTTACTAAATGTCTATGTTCAATTTCTTTTTCGGTTACTGGTGCATGTTTACTAAACAAAAACATACCATTTCTTAGTTCAAAATCATCAACTAAATGTATAAATGTATGATTAATATTTCGATCATAAAAATTATCATGAGAAAAATAGTATTCACTTTCATCAAATTCTGAAATATCAATATTATTACTATATCCCCAAAACATTTCAGTGTCGCTGTTTTCCATTGCGTCGAGATAGTCATTATAAGTTTCAATAAGGAACATATTATAAATGCATTCTTGACTAGCTTCGATGTCCCAATGTTTAGCATCAACTAGATGCCTATGTTCAATTTCTTTTTGTGTAACTGGCTTATGCTTACTTAATAAAAATACTCCGTTGCGTGTTTGCTGACCTTTTGCGTTATGAATAAATGTATGATTTTGAAATCTATCATATGTATTGTGATGGTCAAAGGCTAAATCAAAATCATAATTATCAATATTAATATTGCGACTTACAGCCCAAAAGAGTTCAGTAACACTTTCGTCCATTGCTTTTAAATATTCATCGTAGTTATCAACAAAACATATATCGTAGTCACCGTATGCACTTGCTACAATATCCCATTCTTTTGCATTTACAATATGTCTGTGTTCAATTTCTTTTTGTGTAACGAGCTTGTGTTTACTAAACAGAAAATAACCGTTATAATCAACATTTTCGTATCCTTGATTTAAAAATGCATGATTAGTTGTTCTGTCATAATCGTTGTTGTGAGGGAAATACAAATCAAAGTCAAAATCTTCATAGTCTTTTAAGTTACTTCCAACTCCCCAAAACATTTCAGTTTTAGAATTTTTAAGTGCGTACAAGTAGTCGTCATAAGTGTCAATAACAAATTTATTATATACAATTGGAGTACTACCTACTATACTATGCTGTTTCACTTTTACTAAGTGTCTGTGTTCAACTTCTTTTTGTGTAAGTATACAATTCTTACTACATAAAAACAATCCGTTAAACAAACTTCCGTTGTCATCAATTTTATGCAAGTATGCATGATTTATATTTCTGTCATATGTATCTGTATGATGAAAAACAAAATCAAAATCAAAAGACAATGTGTTAATATTTCTACTACTCATCCAAAACATTTCTGTTTTAGAGTTTTCAAGTGCATATAAGTATTCGTCGTAAGAATCAATTTGAAAATAATCATATGGCGCCGGTACACTAAACACTGTGTTGTGTTCTTTTCTGTTTACAGGATGCCTGTGTAAAACTTCATTTTCGGTAAGTGTAATTTTTTTAGGTACAAGAAAAACACCATTGAAACATATTTTGTCATCACAACTATGTAAAAATGCATGAGTTTGATTTCGGTCAATTATATTATGATGGCTAATATAAAATTCATCTAAACACTTTTGATATATTCTAAGTTGCGGACTGCTCATCCAAAACATATCAGTTGTTGAATTTTCTTTAGCTTCTAAATAATCTTCGTATGTTTCTATTTCAAAATAATCAAATGTTTTTGGAGTACTATAGATTGTGTCGTGTTCTTTTTTTTCTGAATAAAAACGGTGTTCAATTTCTTTCCTAGTAATTTCTATATTTTTACTGCATAATGCTACACCGTCATATGTGTTGTTATTTTTAAACACATGTGTAATATTTCGATTATATATATCGTGATGCGAAAAGTATAAATTTAAGTCGTTTGTTAATTTTACATCATCTGGAATACTCCAGAACATTTCTGTTCTGCTATTCTTCATTGCACGTTTGTAATCTGAATAGTTATTTACTACAAACGTATCAAACTTTTTTGGCAGACTTGCTACTACCTCGTGTTCTTTTTTTACCCCTAAAAATCGATGTCTAAATTCACGTTCGCTAATTCTGCAATGTTTGCTTAGTAACATAACTCCATCATAGCTATCGCCATTTAAAAATACATGATTTATGTGCCTATCATATTGGTTGCTATGAGGTATGTACATAAACTCAAATTCAGAATTTACATCTACATCATCAGGTATCCACCAACACATATCAACTTCTAAATTATCAATAACATTAGTATATTCTTCGTATGTATTAAATGAATATTTAGGAAAAGGCTTTGGTCTACTTGCTAGAATACTAATTTCTTTTTTCTCTGCATAAAACCTGTGTAGTAATTCATTATCAGTTGGATTATATTTTTTTGGAGCAAGTATAATTCCGTCTTTGTTTTCTTTGTCTCCGTTGCGAAATACATGTACATATTTTTGACTCCAGTCGTCTGGCATATATGTAAACTTAAAAAAATCACTTACTTCAACATCATCTGGAACTAACCAAAACATATCAGTTGTAGTTTTTTCTTGTGCTTCTGCATATGTTACACCGTAAAAAA